GCAGTACATTGAATATAATAATTTTCATTCCAACTATCTACTCGTTCTTTATTAGCTGTCTTAAAATCAATTACAGATAATTTACCATTGTACTCTGCAATACAATCAACTTGACCAGCAAGGGTCAGTTTGTGTGAGTACATAATCTTTTCAAGACAATGTATATTATCAACTTGGTCTAGGTATGGTTTCATCAACTTAAACATACCATTTGGTAGTACGTCTTTAATAGTTTGTTGTTGACCTTTTAAGTATTGCTCAACAAGTGTGTGTGTTGCTTTACCTCTACGTGCCGCTCTGGCCATTTCCCATTTGGCAGCCTCTTCACCAACATTCTTACGCCACTTTTCTAGGCCTGCTTTCTTTTGAATACCTAAAATTGTGGTTACAGATGGATAGTGTTTGCCATCTACGGCATAAAACCTAAAACCATTCTGATTCATTCCCTTTGTATTTGGGAATTTACTCTCATCTAATTGTATAAAATTCTTCATTATATTGTTCCTTGCATATAGTTTAGTAAGTATGATAGTGCTGTAATAACTCCTACAACACTACCAATACCTATTAAATATCTTAATATCGTGTTTTTCATATGTTCATTATATACTATTTTATTATATTGTCAAGCCTAAATTGAGCGGTGTTTCATTAATTCGTCATTAATTTTATTACGTTCTTTCAAGCTTGCCGCCTCTTTTTCATCATTAAGACGTTTAAGGTTTCAAGCTAATGCTTTGACCCTATCTCTTAATCTTTCTGCTCTATTACCAACTTGTTTTGCCCAACGGCTATCCATCATTTCTACTGCCGCTGTTGACCAGTTATTGTCATTTACAGCTGCAACAAATTTTTTGAATTTTGCAAGTCTTGGAGCTCCCATATTAAAGCACATATTTACAATTACCTGTTGTGCTTCTTCAGGTAAATCATCAAGGTTAGGAAATACCTTTTTTGATTCATCAATATACGTTTGTACGTCTGAATCAAATACACTATTCACTCTATCCTCTGATACAGGAGTACCTACTGGTGCTCCATACTCTTCATCACCTGCTACTACCAAATGGCCAATGCCAAAAGTTTTGTAACCTAGGTGGTCATCATAGACTTCAAATTTTACGCCTTCGTCTATTTTTAGTTGTTCTCTTAACTTATTAGTATCCATATTATCCTCTTGTTAATTTGAGTAATTTCTCTATCTGAGCCTTAATTATTGGCGCTCTGTTTGGCCAATGTATATAAGGTTCGTCTGACTTCATTAAGTTATATAAAAACGGTAAGATAAGTTTTTCTATATCTTTAAACTTGCCTATCGTTTCTTCATCACTAATTTCTTTTGTGATGGTCTCTTTTTCACTCACTATTTGCATTATCTCATTCATCATACTTTTGATTGATGAAACGTCACTCTTTACTTTTGATAATTCTAAATTCTGATTGTCAATTGCTTTTGGGTCTATACTTGGTTCTGCTTTTGGCATTTCGCCAACAGGTGTCATACCCCAATCATCATCAAGGTCAAATCCACGCATAAAATCTGGTATATCTTTTGCCATTATTTTCCTTTTCTTTTACGGTGTTTTTCTATAACCTGTTTTGTTTTGATTTCTTTAATTGACTTCTTACCATATCGGTCAGCGAGAGCACTTGTAGGATGTGCCTCTGCTATTCTTTGCAAATTGTCTTTCCAACCTGAATCATTCTTGATACCTCCTGTACCACTAACTATATTTATCTTTGTAATAAGTTGTTTAATGTGTGGATTTTGTTCTAAATATGTCTCTCTATCAGATATAGACATATATTCATCAAACACTTTACCAGACTTGGTATTCTCAAATGTATATGTTGGCATTAATAACTCGCTACTACTACAAAAACTAGAGCACCTATAAAACCTAAAATCAAAACGTGATTACCTAGATTCAATAAACTTTTACCAACCGTATTGGGGTTTTTAGGGTCTATAATGTTATTCATTACTGCTGACTCTTGAATGGGTCACTTTGTTCAAAGTAAGTTTTAATTACTTCTAACTGGTCGTGATACTTAGCAATAACTTCTAATTCTTTTTCAACTGCGTCTAATACATCAGGATGTTCACCAACTCCAGCGGCGTTCTTCAAGTATATCTCAACGTTCATTGAGTGTTTTTTAATATGGCCTTTGGCGTGGTCTTTAATCGCCTCAATCATATTGTCTCTGTTATATTCATTAATGTTTGCCATTTTTTTTCTCCTTTAATAATCTACCATAATTTGGCCATCCGAATTTATCTGGTGATTCGTCTGTATATCTCCAACGTATAACACCTGTATTAGGATTTCTTTCAAATATTTTAGGCCTAGATATATTGTTCTTCTTCGTTGCCATATATTTTACCTTCTTTGTACCAATCTGGTACTTTTGCTGGACTTTTCCACGTAGCAAATCTTTTCTTCTCTAGTATATAATAGTTTCTATAACTAGCTACTGCGTCACCATCAACTTTGCAATATTCAGGCATTGCTGGTTTAGGGTCTGTTGCAATTTTATTATATTTAGCGTTTTTAGGTGGATGTTTTAATATGTCACCTAGTTTATCAATAGTCAAATGATTTTTTGTATGATTATATCTTTTCTTGTATTCTTCATTAAGAGCCATCATATGTTTATATAACCAAATATAGTTGTAAGCAGATTCAAATAACCATATTGTACTAGGGTGTTTTACCCAACCTGCTTTGTATAAAATAGGTTCTAAATTAGAATTAGGGTGTTTCCATCTTTTAATCTTACGACCATTTTTAGTCTTGTCATAATACTCTGTACCATCTTGTACACGGTGGCAAGTTGATAATAGTTGTGCTGATTCTAAAATCATTTTGACAATATGTTTATCACACATTTGTTCAGCAGCTTTTACTGGATGTTTATCTACATAAAATACATTCATTAATGTATTGCCTTCCTAAAATAATCCATCTTATCATACTTTTCACATAAAGCCCTAAAGGTATTGTACCAAAAGTTCTTACCCCAATCGTTAGTTGCTTTCTTACATCTATCTTCAGCGCTTTTGATACGCCTCATCTGTAAGTCTGGATGGATTAGTTTATTAATATCATCTGTCATAATCATTTGTTTCATTATACCTCATTATATAGTTATTGTCAAGCTTTATTTACCTGCATTGGCACCATTTGTTATAATGGTTCTAAAGAGTGTGAATTTAGGGTCTTTCCAATCTACCGTTTTCTCACATTTGTGAGGCGATATACAGGTTGTTTTCATACAACCCATTAGTAAACTACTTATCGCTAGAAGGATTAATATTCGGGTCATTCCACTCCATTATTTGGTCTAGTTTGATTCGTATTGCGTCAGGATCCAGACCTAGTTCCGTTAGTTCTTTAGTACCCATTTGTCTAAAAAAGTTTTCATAATCTCTATTCTTTAGGTTTCTTTTACCTAACTTGTCAAAAAAGTCTTTATAAACTTTTTGCTTATTTCGGAGGTCTCTCGCTTTAGCTTTTGCGTTAGTAGCCTCTTTTTGCCAGTTTCTTTGTCTCGTAGCCTTTGCTTCTGCTTCTTGTTTAATTTCTTTTTTCTTGTTTCGGTCATTATTCCAAGTCCTCAATGATATGTTGGCCGCTATTAATAGTAATACTGCTAATGGGTCAAATACAAATATTAAAACCATTATAGCATATCTAACAGCTTCGTCAAAATGGTCTTTTGCATTTTCACCATATATTAATTCTGCTATGTATTTAAGTGGACCAACCTCTGCCTCTATCTTTTGTTGTTCCAATTCTACTGAAGATTTTTCTTTATATAATTCTGATATATTAAACGTAGATTTTTTAATTTCTTCTTTTAATAGATTTCTTTCATCTTCTTGTTTTCTTCTTTCTTTTAAACCTCTTGTAGCATAATCATTATCTAAATAAACTTCTATTGATTTATCTAATTGTAATAAAGTTTTCTCTGCTCGTTCTATATTACGTTCTTCTTGTTGTATTTGTTTATCAATTAAACTAGTTTGTATTGTAAAGTTTGCTTGAGGTTGTACACTATCTAGGTGTGCTTTTGATAAGAAACCAAAAATACCCATAGACGTTATAAAAATTAAAACTATAACAGCACTTGTTAGATATGCTTTTATAGTTTTAGGTACAAGTGAATTTGACCAGTTGTTATACAACCAACTGGCGGCGACTAATTTACCTACTTCTAATGCACTACCCATAGCAATGATAGGTACGTATGCACCGGCAAATATTGTGGCCAAACCTATAATGGAATAACCTGCGGCTATTACAGATATAGAAATGGCACTTAAAAAAGTTAAAAATATTGTAAACATAGTATTATTTATTGTTTTCGGAAACAACCTTATCTATCTTCTCTATCATTCTAATTACCCTCT